ACCAAAGATGTTTTCCCAACTAGATGTATATGTGGTCTTGGGCATTTGTCATCTCGGCATTTGCTCAACTGGAGGTTTATCATTTTCGGAAGGCGCGAAGGGGAAGATTTATCTTTAGAGGCCGTTTTTTGCGGACCATCCCTTACGCGTTTTCTTTCTAAATAAGCTCTCTTAGCCTTGCTAATAGCCCTAATACCCTCATCACCAGGATGGTAATGATCTTTATTATCACACTTACAAAATACGTTACCAAGGTGTTCTGGAGACACGGAACAACGCGACTCGCCGTTGCCTGAATAGATATTTTTCGAAACAACTACGACAGGATTGTCGAGGTCGTCCGTACATGTCCACTCGCCGTGTGTCCCGCTTATCGAAGATTCGACGAATGGGTTGAGTCCCATTAGCGCGTCAGTTAATCGGGCTCCATTTCGCACCCAAAATTGGTCCCCCGGGCTCTTTTCGTCGTCACTGTCGCCTTCAAAACCAGACTCTTCAAAACTATCATCTTCAGAATCCCCGAGCACGGAAAACATACCGCCTTTTTGAGATCCGCTTAAAACCGGTGGATCTCGAGCCACCGGAGTCTCTGGACGCTTGGGAGGTTCAAAACCTCTACCGTGTGTCACTGATAAACCCTCAACGAGGGAAGGGCTAATTTCAGCTTCAGCTGCCCTTTGATTAGCATCGGGAAAATTGCCGTCTATCGCTTCGACAAAATTTTTGATACCAACACCGCCGTAAACCTCGAGGTTGTCATCAAACCCCGAAGTCAAAAAATCCGAGATAATATCCCGAGATCTGTCCACCCGACGTGCGCTCTTCTTGACTACCATTTTAGAGAAGACCTTTGCATCCATCTTCCCTAAAAGAGTCCCTTTTGCTCTCCGCGCGCGATATTTCTTGTATTTGATTAACGGATCTAAAAAGGAAAAAGAATCGTCTAGCGGATTGCGGTTGTTTTGCGTTGGTTCCAAAAACCGAACGCGTTTCTGTTTCTTCCTCACGCCACACGCGATGAGGTCTTCAGGGGTCGCGTCGTCGTAAACCCCCGGATTTGCACTAGGTCGAGCCGTGCCAGGCTTGTTATTTGCAGTTTTCTTCAGCCCAATTCTTTCTAAAGGGTTCGCTTTTGTTGTGGTGGGGGGGGTTTTTGTTGTAATGAAAGTAGTACCAGTGAATTATTTAAATTTCTTACTTTACTTTTCACATTTTCTTTTTACACTGCATGATATTCGACTCTGCGTTCATCTTTTCGCCCCGGTTTGGTCGATATTCTTAACCTGTAATGGATGTGCTTTTGTACACGGAGGATCCGTGCGCCTCCTGGCGCGGACTTGGCCTCCTTACAGGTTATGTAACCCACTAGTTGCCGCTACTTGTGGTATCGAGCACCGGTAACTCTCATAAACACGTTATCTTTTGCTACGCCCCCATCTCGCTGATGATGGCGGATGGGACGTGGACCTAAAAATTGTCTCACCTTCATGCTGCGGCCAATTATGATCCAGCAAGGATGCACGAGTGTGCACCAAAACCCCGGAGGCATTGCTTTTTCATATTACGGAGACCACAGCTACGGATGAGCTTAGATGCACGGTAGTTGTTTAACCGATAAAAATCGGGACTGAATACTGGCTACTGCGGGAACGAGATCCCACAGCTCATGCTTTACCGTGACAGTTATAATAAACGCGGGGCCCTTTACGACCTAAGCAC